AAAGAAAAAAGTTTCAAGAGTTGATCGTCAGCTTGGAACAGAGGTACTTGATGTAGGGGATACTAAAAGTCCTTTTTATCAAACAGAGGAGGGAGCAGGATTACTTAAAGGCTTTTTTGAGAAGTTATCACCTGAAGAGATTGAATTTGATCCAGAAATTAAAACACAGAAATTAATCAATGATGCTAATAGGTGGGCAAGAGGGGATAAAGATGTAGATATTAATGTCGTTAGAGGTGAACTAACACAGATGTCTACTGAGGCTGAGAATTATTTAACTAAGACAACAGAGGATGGAAAGAAACTATTCATTGATGAACAGTCATTTGAAGGCTGGAAGGACACAGTTGATAAGGCGGCTAATTGGGTAAGGAAATTAGACCGTTCAAAAATTAAACAAACACCAAAGTTAGATGAGTTATTAGAACTGGATATTACTAAAGAACCATCTGGTCCTACACTATACGACTTAGGCGGTGCAACTGGTGAGGCATTTAAGCAGGTATATGATAAATCTGTTGAGTTACTTAGAAGTGTTCCTTCTGTAGAAAACCTCAGCAAGATAGCACGTGGAATCCTACTTGAAGGTAAACTAAAGTTCGAAGATTTTAGTGTTAGGATGAAGGAGATTGTAGGTGACCTCTGGGACAATGTCAAGGGATTTATTAAACAGGCTTATGATGAAGCTAAGAAGTGGAAAATTTTTACTGATGAAAGAGGAATGGTTACCTGGCATGGGACGAAGGCTATGTTTGATAGGTTTAAGAATGAGTTTATTGGTAGTGGTGAAGGCGCTCAGATAAAGGGATGGGGACACTACTTTACAAGTAAGAGAGAAGTAGGAGAGTGGTATGCTAAGAATGTTGGAGGAGATAACCTTGAAAGATCTAAAATTCTCCACGAAGTAAAACTTCCAGAAGATGCTGATTGGCTGGATTTAGATAACCCTATTCCTCATGACCAAGTTAGAAAACTTCTAAATTATTTAGATATATCTGACGAAAAAATATCAAGTAGGTCCTTTGAAACTTTGATAAATACACTAAAAGGAGAGCTATCACTTCATCCTGACACAAGAGACTTTGTACGTATTACTGGTGGTGAAATACAGAATTTACTAACAGACGTCTTTGGTAGAAGAGGAGCATCTGAGGTTCTTTTAAAGTCAGATATACCTGGGAATACTTATATAGGAGGTTCCTCAGGTGAACGTAACTATGTCGTATTTGATGAGAAGCTTCCTGAGATAGTTGGTACTACTACTTTAGATATGCTAGGCTTCCAGCGTATGTATGAGATTCTGTTTGCTAAAAAAGCTATTAAAGAAAAGAAAGGAGTTCCTGTTATTGACAAAGAGAAACTTAGCCCTGAAGATAGAACTATCTATGAAAAGGGTGAAGAGTTCAACAAAGCCTTTGAAGCAGCTGAAGAAGCTAAAAAGTTTGACCTTGGTAGATTCCTTGACCGAGCTGGGTTTCAAACTGAACGTGCTATCCATGAGCGTAAGGGTAAGTTACGTAGGATGTTGGTAGATAAGTATGGTGAGAAAGGTGAACGCATGCTACGTTACATAGATGCTAATGAAGCCTCAGATGGGCGTTCGGATAGGATGTACTATGAGATGACTAAGGAGGCCTTTGAGGACGTGCCACATAGTCTAACAAAGGAAGTTAGTGCAGTTAATCTTGCTGATAGGTTACATGACATCTATGGTTATAAATCTGCTTCACAGTTCAAGGCACCTAAAGGGATGGGACCTACTGAGACTGCTGTGTTTAGAGAGTTGATAGCCACCTATCGTAAGATGACTCCTGAAGAGGTAGTCAAGGCTAAGAAGGCTAGTGATGTTCTATTTTCTCATGTCAAGAAGTGGGTTGATGAGATGGTGAGAGTAGGTCTTAAATCACCTGAGGAAGGTGAACTATTGAAACAGCATAATTATCGTAAGCTACGCTCAATTGATGTTGAGAAGTTGTATGACACTGAGTATAAAAAAGGTTTGAAGATAGGTGATAAAATTATCAGACAAACAGACTCAGGTATAGACACATTAGCTAATAGGGCTATCAAGTTGATTGAACCAGATTGGAGGATTCTATATAAGGAAACTGCCAATAGAATATTTAGGAGAGTTTCTAACCAGGAGATGAAACTGGAATGGAAAGATTTTGATGCTGCTCATCCAGATAATCCTTTTGTAATATTTAATGAGAATGATAGACTAGCAAGTAGAGTTCTTAGACAACGACCTCAGGGATGGGTAACTGACTTCTGGTATGACAATGGTAAGAGAAAATCTATGTATTATCATCCTGATGTAGCTATTCAGTTACTAGCTACTGGACCTCATATGAGTTACTGGCTAACAAAGGTAATGACTAATGTTTTAGGTGTAAATCTTACAAGGTCAATGGCTGTAAGTGCCTCAGCTTTTTGGGCTATATCGCGTGGTATAACTATGGACATGGCTCATACGTTTTTTAGTGCACGCACCTTTGACTCAGCCGCTGGTAAGTATAAGAGGATGTATTCTAACATTGCCCCAGTCTACCTTGGTCAAATAGGTAGTGACATGGCTGGTACTTTCTACGATGTAATGACTAGGGGAGAGAAGACAGGAATATATGAAAAGTCTGGTGGCATGATGCCTTTTTTAGCTATGCGTGAACAGCATTTTCTTGGTAGAGGTATTAAACCTCCTGGTGAATACTCTAAAATCATGGATGGGATTAGTTTCATCGGTCAAAGTATGGAGAAGTGGAATAGGGTTGCTGTAACTGAAAGGTCTCTCAAACGTATGGCTAAGGAGAATGGTATTAGTCTTGAACAGGCTTGGAAGGATAAAGAATTAGTGATGAAAGCTGTTCATGATGCAGTTGAGAGAATGCCTTATAGGCAGGGTGGTTGGCTAACAAAGGAAGTAGATAAACTATTTGGCCCTTTTATAAATGCCAGTTATCAAGCAGGTCGTACATTCCTACGTGGGGCTAAGGAAAATCCAGTTGATTTCTGGACTAGGATGTCTAATATAGCTATACCAACTATAGGTGCTACTATTGCCATGACAGCTATGGCTCCTGAAGCTAAGAGGGATATTCCAGAGTGGAGACATTCTAGTGGTCCTACTATTACACCTTTCCCTGATGCACTGAATTTCATCGACGAAGATGGTAATAAGAGATGGGTAACTTTAACTCTTCCACTTGATCCAGTTGTGTGTAGTTTCTATAATATATTTAGAGGAATGACAGACAAGGCATTGTATGAGGCAGGGGTTACAGATATAGAGCCTGACTATGCTTCGATAATAGAGTCTATAACCAGAGCCTTACCAACTGAAGCACCAATGTCTCCTACGGTATCAGCTTATTTAGCATATGCTAAGAATATAGATATATGGCGTGAGAAGAATGTTGTTCCAGAGGCTTTTCCATATCCTATGAGTAGGTTCGAAGGACAACAGGACCCTAATGTTGGACAACTACCAAAGGATATAGCTAAGGTAACTGGGTTATCAGGACCTAGATTACAAGCAGCTGCTCAACAATTAGGTATGAGAAATAATGAGTTTGCATGGGCACTGGGTTCACTCTACGACAAAGCAATGAGTGATGTAGATCCAAGGATGCGTAGGCAGCATTGGATTATGTCGGCTTCTCAAATCCCTGGGCTTAAAAATGTTTTAGGTGTGACAGTTCCTAGGGCATATCGAACTGGCGAACGTAAAGAGATGAAAGAATATGATGCATTAGAGAGTATGATTAGACGTGATAAGTTCGATGCGATAGTTGAGGGATACTATTGGAAAGGTGCTGGGGATGAGGGTGATATAGATGAGTTTATAGGTAGTTATGAGGAAGAGCATATTAGGAAATCGTTAGAACAAAAACGAGACTTTGTAAGAAACACTGCTACTCTACCTCATAGGACTTCATGGTCTAGTATTTTTCACACAACTCCTGAATACAAGGCTAAGGATTTTTATAGGATTTGGAAATCTGAAAGGTCACCTGAAGAACGAGATGCTCTTGAAGCTGAAAAAGATGCTTTGATGAGAGCTGGTTATGTAGGTGAGGAAAGTCGTGATAGGTTTGAAAGAGTTCTTAGTGAGTTGCAGTCTGGTGAAGCAATTCTAAAAGATGATTATTCACTTGAGTATCCTGATAGGAGGTAACATGAAGAAGTTGGTTTTAGTGTTTGTAGTTATTTTAATCTTAGGTTGTGCAAAGGCTAATATAAAAAGGACTGAGTTTGGGTCAGATGGTAAAGTAACTGTGGTTACAGAAGTATCTTCAGAGAGACCTATTTTTGCGTCTACTTCTATAGCTTGGACATCTGACACAGGTAATTTAAATTCAGCTTCCTCTGTTGACATGAGTCAAATGTTGATAGGGTTGTTGTCTGGGTATTTAGCTACTCAGACACCAGTTGTTGGCACTGCAATTACAGGAGGTAAGTAATGAAATTCTGGAAAACAAGTGTAGGTAGGTATGTTAATAGTGTAGCCATAGGCCTCGATCAGATGGTTCAGGTTGTCATGAGTCCTATAATGTCAGGTAAGGTTGGAGACCCTGACGAGACAATCAGCTCAAGACTTGGTAGGATGAAGCTGAAGTATGGTGGTAGAATCCCATGGTGGAGACCACTGTCAAAAATAATTGATTTAGGTTTAGATAAGATAGATCCTAATCATTCTATAGATGCTATTGGTCACTGATTAATCTTCTAAATCCTGCCTGAGTATCTATAATATATTTCCCATCCTGAATGATTGGATAGATTGTTAAAAGACAGGCATCAGAAGTATTCTCTTTGGAGGTTGTAAAGCCTATACACCTACCTTTAGGGTACTTAGATGCCAAGTCTTTTAGCATTGAGTTTATTGCTTCTAGTTCCTTACCATCTAGACATGTTACACAGTATTTACTCATGCTATTCCCTTTCTAGTCTTTTAATTAGATTGTCTACTCCAGGTCTACGAATTATTTTTATGTAGTTAGATGCTTCCAAGGTAGTTAATACTCTATCCATTGATAGCTTATCCATATTACCCTCAAAAGATCTGGCGAAAAGCCAGAGAGGTATTGTGTCTGTTGCACTATTCTCGATAAATATAATAGCGTCGTTTATGAGCGATGCAATATCACTCTTTCCAATGCCTCTAAAAACAAGACCCATTCTGTTCTCAACTTCAGTTATTAACCTATCAGCCCTTTCTAAATCTTCTTTCTCTAGGACTAATTCATCATTCCTACTTGCACTACATACCATAGCAAGAGAGAGTAGGTGATTTCTACGTCTTCCACAGTAACCATCAAACTTCTTGTCATGGAATGGAGGGTTTTTAGCTGCTACATGGCACCATTCTGAGTAAAGTTTAGCCGAGTCTTTAGTGAATCTGTAATTGCCACTAATCAAAACTATCTGACTTAGGTCGTGTATTAGGGCTTGTTGTAAGTCAGTGTCTTTTTGTGAACTTGATTGAAATATTACTAATTTATCCCTCTTATCCTCATTAACGAAGATTATGCGAGAGGTAAGACCACCGCCTATGGCTTCCATAGGAAGCATACTCTGGATATTGTCAGGGGTGGTGCCTGCCAGGAGGTTAACCCAGGTGCCAATTATCATCTCTTTATCTCTCTTAATGGTATCGTAGATCCATTTAGAAGGACAATCATACCAGTCGCATAAAGCAGATATTAACTCTCTGTTATGGTATCCTAGAAAAACAGTGAACTCATTACTAAATACTGTAAGAGATGAATGAAAGATTTGTTCTCCAGTCTTCATATCTATGTCGGTTAAATTAGTCTCCTTCATCCTTCTTATAAGGGCTTGTAAGGAAGTAGATTGAGCACTAAGTTTTATCTGTGGAATCTGACTAAGAATATCATAAGCGTATTTCATTGCAGTTCCTTTGCCAGTAGCTGATGGGCCTACTAAGACAACATAAAAGTTAGGGTAGAATGTAAGTGAGATACCCATGTCTACTCTAACTTTGCGCTGGAGTGCAGATGCAATAGCTGATATTGCAGTCCATTTTCTAAACATGATAGGAGGTTCTGAATCTTCAGTTAAGGCCATGAAACCATCTAGCCAATCAGGTAAGTGCCGTTTGTTATCTGTCATTGTTGTGTCTTGCTATAGTTAATAGATTCCTCCGTGTTAGATTGTTTAATTTTTGAACGAATATTTGATAACTCATCATATACCTCCTTTAGTTTATCAGATAATGATTCTTGTTCAGTTGGGATATTCTTGCTTTTTAGTTCTACCATCTCGTCCTTGCACATATTGAAGCCTATAGATAAATCACAGGGGGTTTTTATTTCTCTGTCCATCCAATAAAGAGGTTGTTCGATAGAGTTCTTAATTAGAAGTAACATTCTCGCATGTTCAGACCAGGGAATTGATATAGGAATTTGAAACACTATCGAATCATGTATCTGGGTAAGAAGTTCTAGTGGTTTAAATATATGTTGGTTGTAGTAAATAAAATTAACTCCATGTTCGTTTATTTTATCTGCGCATGAACTTTGTGCAAGGTGAGCATAGGCCTCACGATAGATATTTTCACATGCTGACTTAGGAACATTTGGATGAGAGGGGATTATAGGACCTAGGAATAATCTATTACGACCAAATAGGTTGGTAATAGTTCTATTCTTCCTCAGCATATCTTGAATTAGGGTGTGATAACCTTCTCTAATTTGTGGGTATCCTCTATGAATTAAATCGAGAATGTACTTAGCCTCTGACTCACGTAGTTCATTTACCAGCGCAAAGGTTTTATACTGGACGTCATAGTTAATAGCATGATTACCTTTCTTTCCCCAGTATCGTTCACTCTGGCGACCATCACCTATTGTCGAAGAGCCATCTTCTTTTGAGATTTGATCATAGGGTTTGTTGAAAATGATTGAAGCTGTGAGGGTGTGTAGGTCGATTCCCTGCTCAAAAGCTTCAATCTGCGAAATAACACCACCCACATAGGCAACAATTCTATTCTCAATTTGAGATAGGTCGAAACTATATCCAATATATCCTTCATCAAAGAGGAAGAATCTAAGGAGGTCATGAGGCCAGTTCTGTTGGTTACCTCCAGTTCCAAAGATAGTTTCACCCGATGAGAGTCTACCTGTGTCAGTTCCAACAGGTTTGTATGAACTTCTATATCTTCCATCTTTGTCCACCTTTCCTATGTTTAAGTAAGTTGAGATTCGTTTGCTTAGGGATCTAATGTCTAACATTATACGAGCTGCTTGGGAGCCATTAGTTCCAAGTCTAGCTATTCTTTTTAGTGCATCAACATCTGTTGTTACAGCGTATTTACCATAAGAGTTTCGTTTTTTGTAAGGGTGAATTTTACATTCTTGGTAGAAGTATTTCATCAACTGCTGTGGTGAATCGTAGTTGATGTCATATCCTACAACTTCGTTTAATTTGATTGCTAATTCATCAAGTTTAGTTTGTTGTTCATCTTTGTAGGTTGACATTCCTTCTACGTCGATTCTAATTCCACGCTCTGACATATACATGAGAGGTTCTTGTAATTTCCTATGACGTTCATAGGTTTCTTCATTATGTTGCTTTCGTAGTGTTTGCATCTGCTTTGGAAAAGCCTCGTTGGGGACAATAGAGTCCATACCGTTGTAGTTCCACCACTCTTCCCATGAACCAGTGCCCATCTTCATCCACTGCTTTCCATCGTCTTTGTAGTATGGTATATCTGTGTACATGGTAGTGACAAAGGCTAGGCCAGCAGAGAAGTCTGGGTAGGATATTTTTTGGGCTATTTGTGTACAGTTACAAATACCTTTAGGTCGTATACCGAATTTGTGGAATAGAAACTGCATATCAAAGATGAAGTTTGCGCCTATTTTAACTATCCTTTCTTCCTGGATTATCTTAGCTATGCGACGCATTAGTTCAAGTTCTTGGTCTATTTGAAAGTAATCTCCTTGGTAGTCTCTGAAGGGAATTGAGATAGCGTCGTGGATAGACCAACTAAGTGATATACAATTTAGTTCACCATTTATAACCTCGATGTCGATAGGGATTGATTGACCCCTGAGACCAATCTCGTAAATGAAATCTAATGTATCACAGGATTGGCTAAAGCCTGGCTTTGTTATGATATTTCTCTCCAGACGTCTAATTTCCTTAAACTCACTTTCTTTCTTAGCTCGTTCTATATCCTCACAAATGAGTGGTTTGTTTAGGAAGTTGAACTTAGGTGGAATGAATGTAGCAGGGTGGAAGGTAGGAACGACCTTTAGCCCTGGGACAAGTGTAGATTCGAGTACACTCCCGCGCCATTTAGTTATGCCTACTCTACTAGTAAGTGCTAATAGGGCTACGTTGCCAAAGGCTAGAATACAATTAAGGGAGGTTTTCTTTAGTTCTTCACCTAGCTCTTTGAAATATTCATAGGCTTCAGGGTGAACTGTAGATTGACCCCTGGAGTCTATCTTTATATAATATTCGAGAGGATGGTCTAGGTCTTTTATTACGTTTGTTAGGTATAGGTTATGCCTAAGGACTTTAGTCATTATTAGACACTCATCAAGACCTTGACCTGCAGGACCTATGAATGGCTTACGAGGATGTGCTTTGACCTCTGACCATCCAGGCTGTTCACCACAACCTCCGAGAGTTGCAGTGATGGGACCTGAGGGAGGGACATAAGTTGCTTTCATATTTCTCCAGATTGTTTAAAAATTAAACGATATTGGTTTGACTCATCTTATGCACCCTGACAAGAAATGAGTCCTTGTAGGACTTACTTAACTCAAATCCAATAGGACTAAGTCCAAGTTCGTGTGCGGCTATTAAACCACTACCTGAACCAAGAAATGGGATTAGGACACGTGAACCTGGGAAAGCGAAGGTTTCGTAGATGTTCTTTACTAAATCTTTAGGACGCTCAGTTGGATGTGTCTTCTGTTGTGCAGGTATTGGTGGGTATCTAAAATCATTACCTTTGCCTATTTTGTTTAAAGCTGGCTTACCCTTCCAAGCGTAGAAGAACATCTCATAAGTGTTAGCGAGCATAGTTTCAAATTGGTTAGTTTGGCCAGTTGACTTTGTCCAGATACCACACATCCGAGTAGTGTTGAAGCCTGCTGAGATTAATGCTGTGTATATATCATTAAACCAAGGTTCAGGGGCGAACCAACAGATTAACCATGAGTGAGGTGCCATAACTCGATAGCATTCTTTGAATAGAGTATTCATACCTTTCCAGGGTGAGTCATCTGAACCATTCATATAAATAGACTTATCAATCTCATTATATTCACTCATGTCATAGATAAATGTCCCATCCTTTTTCTTATTTTTAGCAAGGTCAAGTGCATAGGGTGGGTCTATTTCAACCAGGTGCATTATTTCATCAGGGATTTGTTTCACCCCCTCAAAGAAACTCTTATTGATAAAGCATTTAGATAACTGTGCAAGTGTACCAGATGATTGTTGTGTATCTAGTCTTTGTAAAATAGTTTGTTTGATTATCTCTTCGTCTAATCTCCTTAAAACTTTAGATGCATCACTAGCTGTCTTACATCCATCGAAGAGTTCTGGAAAAGCATCTCGTGCTTCAGCTCTTTTGATTGACATAGAGACAGCACCTTTAGACAGACCACCTATTAATTCCCCAGTATCTTCAAGTGAATGACCAGATTGTCCAGGACCTGGAGATTTAACTCCGTATAGTTCTTGTTGCATCTGATGAATTTCCATTGTTAGTTGATCAAGTTCATAGTATTCAAAATCCTTACGCCAGAAGTTTTCTGACTTCTCGATAATTTTTATCTCGGCTTCTGATACACCTTCTGGATAAATACGGACTGGGATTGTTTCTATGTTGTTACGCTTTAGAACTGTGTATCTACGTTCACCGGCTAATAGTAAATAGGTCCCATCCTTGTTGTCTTTAACTGCCAAAGGAGCTATAAGACCACTCTCCTTCATGTTAGTTTCTAATCCGTCTAAATCCCCCATCATTTTACGAGCGCGTTCTCCAACTGTAATTGAACTCAATGGAACCATAGCAACTATGCCAACTTTAATAGTCATTCCTAACCTCCTTAAATGTAGTTGTTACTCTTTTGGCATTAAGAGTTTTAGTAACTCACTAGCTTGGCTTGCACTAAGGTCAGGTGAGTTAGTGGTTTTCTTAGCTGTTTTCCTATTAGGCTTTCTCTCAGCCATTCGGCTATTAAGTCTTATTTGACGAAGTAGTTCTATAGCCTCGTCATTACTCATGTCTAATATGGAATCATAGTTAAGATCGTCTATATTAGCCATCTCCATTGTCCTTTTTAAAATGTTGAGTAAGTAAGTTCATGAGTTGAGTTAGAGTAGTGTTAATAGATGCTAATGTATAGCACATTCCACATACTTCTAATTTTATAACATCGCCTTTCATAGTAGGTTGATATAGAATAAAGTGAGACTTTGGGTGAACTTCATAGTTACACATCTGACATTTTTCGCTCATTTTTTCTTCCTCCCATTGGCTTTTTTCATAGATGGAATTACTTCCCTAGGTTTAATCTTACTACTGAGGATAGCACCTATAGCCATACCACCATGTTCTTCGATGAGGTCTAAGACGTCATCTAAGATAGCACCAAAGATAGCTCGACGTAGACCGTAGGTCTCAAGGACTTTATCAGCCCTTTGTTTCTGCTCCTCAGTTATTTCAAACGAGAAACGTGGTTTATAGTCTTCAACGCTCACTGTAGCTCCTTTCGAGTTTGTTTAATTATTAAACGAATTAACGCCATTTAGTTTTAGGATAAATAACTGCTTTTCTTATCCTATCTTTATAAGGTAAGAGTTTGGAGATTAGTGTGGTTACCTCACCTTGGATGTCAGTAGTTGGTACATATCCAAGGTCGAATAGTTTTTGATGATCTGGGTTGTAGTAATGGTGTTCTTCCTCGTTACGTGGGTTTTCTATGTGCTCTATAGAAGCATCAATACCTAAAGACTTAGCTCCTCTAACAACTGTATCCGCTAAACTATTAAGTGTATAGATATTCTCAAATTGGTTAAAGGTTCTATACTCACCTTCTTTAGGAGGATTTTCTATAGCTATTGTTAAACAATGGAGAGAGTCTTTGAGAGGTAAGTAACCTCTTGTTTGTCCACCTGCTCCATATACAGTTAGTGGAATTCCAGCTATTGCTTGCACACAGAAGCGATTAATGACTGTTCCAAAGTATTCATCGTAGTCAAAGCGAGTTAGTTCTTGTTCATTCTCACCTTCGAGACCAAAGACTACTCCTTGCATGATGTCGGTAGAACAAAGTCCCCAGTTGCGACAGGCAAACTCGATGTTTAGTGAGTCGTGGACTTTGGATAGGTGGTAGAATGAACCTGCAGTGCGAGGGAATAGAAGACCTGACATTGAACATAGACATTGATAAGCACCTGAATTACCTAAACACTGAGCTGGAATCCTACCTTCAGGTATATCACAATTAGGTGTCCCATACTCTCCCATTGTGCCTAGTTTTACAAGGTGAGCTTTAGGAAATTTTTCTCTCATTTTCCATAATAGATTAAGTGTGCCTAAGACATTATCTCCCTGTGACCTAACTGCATGATAACTATCCTTCATTGAATATGGTGCAGATGGTTGTTCAGCTAAGTGCACAATAGTATCTGGGTTAATGTTTATATTATAATCGCAGTTTACAATATTCCTATAAGATATACCAAGGTATCTATCTCCATATGTATTATATAGGTATTCTCCTCTTTTATATATTGAAGGAAGAGGAGTTAATGAATCACCACCTATTTCTTCAACACGAGCTCTTCTTATACCACTGTCTAAACCATATACAGAATGACCTCTCTTCATTAGATGATTTGCCAAAGAATATCCAATGTAACCATCTATACCTAATATAGCAATTTTCATAGTTCAAACCTCCTAATTTTTATGTTAGCGTGTTTAGATATTTCTATAGACACTTCATGATAAGGTAAGATTTCGTCTACTACAATTTCCTTAACTCCTGCATTTATAAGTGTGTTCATGCAGTCTTTACATGGTACGAGACAGTTCATGTATAGTGTGGAACCACTTACAGATGCACCTATCCTTGCAGCACTGGAAATACAGTTTACTTCAGCATGAGTTGCTAAGCAGAGGTGAAGCCCCTAACCACTTTTATATCCTGCTTTTTTACGAGGACATTCAATACAGTGAGGGACTCCACGTGCAGGGCCGTTGAACCCAGTTGCAATAACCACTCGTTCACGAACAAGGAGTGCACCTATTTGACGTGATAGACAAGGAGATTTAGATGAGACTGCCCAACATATTTTATGGAAGTATGTGTCCCAACTATTCATCAATAACCTCCAGGTCAATTAGCAATGCTTCGAGAAGAAATAGGTAATTTCTTGCATCTGTTACTTTCTCAAGCCATTCCTTAGTAGAGTATTGATCTGGAGTTTTCACCATCTCAGCGATTGATGTGATAGGTTTAATACCCATACCCCAGAGAGACTCAGTAGGCCATTCACTATTCACAACGCCAGCTTTTTTAAACTGTGAAAGTCTATCTTTTCCATAGGTGTATTCTTTACCTTTGGAGGCAAGTACTTTTTTAGTTCTGTTAAATGCTCTATCAACAGCGAGATTAAAGTCTTCATTTGTCATAGTCTTTTCTCCTTATAAAGTGCATCTGCTTGGCTCGCCTTTTACACTAGTAGTTTATCAAGGTCTGCCAAGCAGAATAGCACTGATTAATTATTTCTTCTTAACTACATACTTAGTCACACTGTTCTGGTCTCCGAACTCCTCGGATTTTTTAACTCCAAGAATGACCCAGCCTTCAAGACCAATTAGGTCATCAATCCAGTCAAAAGGTCTGGAGTAATCAAGTCCGAAAGCAGTCGCGAATTTCTGGAATTTATACAGTGAACGCTGTGCTTGTTTTGCATCGAGTTTATCACGGTCAGAGAGATCCCAGAAAAAGTCATTGAACTCCATAACCATAGGATCTGAAGGGACGTCAAAGATAGGTTGATACCACTGAGCGTCGTTTTTATCTGATACTCCTTCCCTAACATTAATAATACGAGCTTTTACCTCACTACCACGAGGTAAGGTTTTAGGTTCTGGTGCGTCTTTTATATCTTTCTCTAAATCGCTATAATCTGTTAAAGCCATGGTGTAACCTCCTAATAATAAGTAGTTATTCTGTTACTGACCATCCGCAGATAGTCGCTTTAGGAAATGTTGCTGTTTTATCTTTACCATCTGACATAGCTTTATACTTAAACATTAGAATAGTCTCATTATTAGTAACTAATTCTAAATCTCTAAATGTAAAAGTATGTCCAGTCTGTGTAAAGATACATAAGATTGAGTATTTCATTTTATCACCTCCTTTCAATAATTAGACCGTTTAATTTTTAAACAAACGTGAGCTTAGGTTTATCTTCCCACTTGAGACCTGCTTTTTTTAATATAGCTTTAATATCAGGTGGTTCGATTGCATCTAACTTACCATCAGCTTTTAACCTACTACGTGCAAGAAAGGTGCCAAGTGAGTCTATTAACATCTCACGTTGAGGGCCGTCTCGACCTTCTTTACCTACGATGACATAGATTTCGTCGAATAATAGTGGAATGGTAACTACTGCCTGACCAGTGGTGTAGAATCTATATTTCACTTCCTCACGCACAACGCCAGTTTTTGCATCTACCGATAACACCTTTTTGTTCTCACGTAAATGACCAGTCATTATAAAGTCACAGGGAAGACGCATTAGTTTTTTGATGTAATTAGTCATCTCAACCTTTTGTGGATTGTAGTCATGACGGTGTTGAGGGACTTCACCTGCACGATTTTTGTTAGCAAGACCATAGTTCATCACCGCATCTCCAAAGGTCGTAGCACTGTCAAGGCAATAGGTGCCAAAGTGACTGAAGTAATCAGTCTCAAATCTAATATCTATATTTTTCTTCCAGGCTGCAAAGGCTTTAGGATCCATAGGATCTTCATCCTCGTATTGTGTATCTGCTACCATATCACCTTTTTGGATATAGTCTCTAAGACACTTCGTACCACCAGGATCGAAGGAATCTATGTGAACAGGCATACGAGCGGTCTTTAGTAAGAATGTTTTACCAGCGTTGGTTTCTCCAGTTACAAGTGCAGAGAAACGCTTCTGTAAAGGATCACCTGCGTAGTAATCTCTAACTCTTTTTAATTCGTTAGTGTAATCATAGGGCATTTTAATCACCTCCATTCTAAATTTTTCTTAACTCTTGTATCCTGCTTAGCAGGGTTCCAAAACTCTTGTTTGAACCCCAGTGGTGGCTCATCGCATTGTTGAAGAGGGTTTTGCCACGATAGGCAAAAGTCATGATAGGCACAGCCTCTATAATCTGTACAAGAAGTAGGGTTCATAGGGAAGGCCATCATTACTGCATCACTTTCCTTGCAGTGTTGTAGCCTGTCCATTTCCATCTCAATTTCATCCATGAGGGTATTAACTGTCCATAGCCAAGTATTCATTTGTTCAGGTGTTTTAAATGCAGGAACTTTCCTAAACGAACAATGATAACCGGCAGAACGATTAGCCGAACCACGTGATAGATGAGCAAAGCCTATTCCATAGAATTCTATCCCCAGGACTTGTTCGATAGGGAACATACAGTATAGACAATGTGTATAGGTTCCATTCTGTAAGCTTAGGAAAAAGTTCTCAGCCCATTGTCTACCATTTATATACTTTTCGCTTGTAGTTTTCCAGTCCCAAGAGAATATCATACCGTCTTCTAATCGTCTCATTATCGAGTCCATTCGGTAATGTAGGACACGTTTATCACTGATTGGAACAGCCCCTGAGATTTCAGTCATTTTTGTGCCATCTAATTCAACAACTTCGTTTTCTTCCAGGTCTCGTGACTGTTGTTCGTTAAATGATAGTAACATAGTTAGGACACCTGCAGGGTCTTTTGGTCTATATATATCATCAGTGCCAGGCTGGAATTCTTTTCTATAAAAGTCTATAAAAATATTATAGGCACCTTGTATATCTGAGTATCCGTTTAGTAACTGATACTCCCTTGCAAGATGTACAGCTTGACCAAAGTAGGTGTCGTGGTTAGGGACGTCCAGTTCCCAACCTAATAAACTCTTAAAGAAATATTTACGTCTGCAGGTAACCCATAGTTCTAACTTACTTGAGTCGTGGATAGACCAGGTGTCATGAGGTTGAATAATCATCTGTTATCTCCTTGTTAGTTGGATGTCCATTAGTTCTTGAGTTAAGATAAGTATACGTCTGTTAAGATAAGTATACGTCTGTTAAGTTCTTCCCAGTCTCTCATTTTCACTATTATATCTGGGTCTGGATTTTCAATACTATCAATGACGTTAGTTGCATTTGATTCTAATGCTTCTCTTCTCCAT